GCCAGGGGGAAGCGCAGGCGCACTGGGAGCAGCTACCGGCGGCGTATAGCCGGGCTGCACGCGCCCGTATTCGCCAGATGAGACTTCGCGCAGCCGGCGCTCCGCGTCCGTTTGCCGCCTCTGCACCGCGGTGATCGCCCGGTTCAGTAGAGCTTCACGCTCTGCCCTGCTCATGTTCGCCGACGCGCCCATGTCGAGCAGGATCTTACGTTCGCCTTCAGTCGGGTTGCCGCCAAAGATCGAGCGCAGCTGAGACAGCGCCTGCTCGGTCATGATCGAGGTAAGAGACCGCGTCGCCACCGCACTACTCTGGTCGAAACCCGTCGCGCCGGCCGCCGCTCCGCGCAGTGCAGCGCCTGGCCCCGCGTAAGCCTGCGGGCTAAGGCGCAGTGCCTCCCGCAAAGAACCTTCGGCGTCGCGCATGCTCTGAAGGTTGCTCTCGGTCTCTTCCTTGAGCTTGAGCTCGGCCGCCCCAAGCTGCCGCGGTTGCGTACTGGTGATCGACACCTGCCCACCGCCCGGCGTCGTAACCGTGCGCGTATCTCCGCCCGGCGGAGCCTGAGGCGCCCCAGGCGCGGCAGAAGCTTCACCCGCCGGCGCTGCAGGAGCGGCAGCTGCCGCGGCCGCCGCGCTAGGCCGAGGCACACCCACCGGCACCTCCGGCTGGATTGTCACCACCTCGCCATTGCGGATCTCGGTGCGCGGGCCGTAAAGGCGCGTGAAGGCCACCGCATATTCAGGCGTGTTTACCATGGCGGGATTACGCATGCCCTGCAGGATGGTGGCCTGCGCGTCACCCTCGAGACCACCTTGCGGCCGCGGCTCCGTGACGCGATCCCAGCGTTGGGTTTGGGAATTAAACTGATACAGCGCGCCACCGGCTTCCACCGTGCGCGGCTCGTTCATCGTCCGCCTCAGCTGTTCCACCTGCAGCTGGCGCTGCTCGGCTTCTAGGGGATCCTGGCCGAGGCGCTGGATCCTGATCTGGCGCAGCGCCTGGCTGATGTCCTGGGCGCGCATGCCGCCAAACTGCTGCAGGTCGTACCCGGTGCGCGCCTTGAAGGCCTCGGGGTTCTTCATCAGCTCTTGGATCTGCTTCAGCTCTTCGCCCTCAGCGCGACGCGCATCCATCTGAGACGCCATCAGCCGCCGCTGCGAGGCGTTGTACAGATCCGTGTTGAAGCCCGACGCTGCCTGGCCCAGCTGAGAAAAGATCTGCGCGCGCTGCGCTGGCATGATCGGCTGGCCGGCTGCAAGCAGCGTTGCGCTGATGTTGGCCAGCGTATTGACCGCCGCGTCGCGCACGTCCGACTTAGGGACGCCGTAGCGCGGGTCGATCTGCGCCATCTCGGTCGGATCGCCGCCAGTGAAGAAATCGAGAAGACCCACCATGATGCTTGTCTCCTAGTCCAAAAGGCCGCGCCGGCGTTGCAGGGGCTGCAGTGGCTGAATGGGTTGGAATTGACGGGGGCCGCCTACCTGCGCACGCAGATCTGGCTGCTGCATTTGTTGCTGTTGCCCGAGAGATTGCATTTGCAGGAAGCTTCGCTGCGCCGCTCCGGCAGAGGCCAAGCGCGCAGCGTTTTTTTGCTCTTCTTCCCTTTGCTGCGTGATCTGCTCTGGCGTCAACGGCGTGGCTGGATCCACCAGGTTCGGGGCGATGAAATTGCCGAGACGTCGCAGAGACGTGCCGATGTCGCTGCCATAAACGGGCTCCGGCATCGTCGTGTTGCCGGGGCTCGCCTCTGCGCCTTGGTATCCAGCTGCAGACGGGTTCATTGCTGCAGGCGCAGCTGGTGCCACCGGCATCGCCGTGTTGCCAGGGTTCGCCTCCGCGCCTTGGTATGTGGGGCTACCAGGCGCACCAAGACCAAAGCGCGACGCGGTCTCGCGGCCGATCTGCGTGATGGGCTCCACGCCACCGGCATTGCGCACCGCATGCCAGGGCGTCACACCGGAGCGCATCCGATCGAGGCTGAAATCCACCTGCTGCTGCCAGTTATCCCGCGAGGGAGGCGCCCCGAAACGCTGCTGGAACTCGTAGGCCATCCCGCCGGGCGCGATGCGGCGCGGGTCGCGAGATCCAGAGAACAGCTGAAAGGGGCCGAATGAATAGCCGCGCGTGTCGACATTGCCAAACGTCGGAGAGTTGAGCGTCCGCTCGTTCAGACCCTCCCTGCTGGCAATCCCCAGCGCCAGGTTTGGATCGACGCCTCGGTCGATCGCGCGACGGTAAATGTAGTCCGCGATCGTCTGCATATCAGCCATGGCCGTAATCCTTCACCAAATCGCTGCCCATGACAGCCTCACGAATTGCATGCAGTCGACTTAGCACGACCGTGCGTTTGTCGTCTGGTAGGTTCTTAATGCGCTGGGCGTTTTCGTCGAGATAGGCCGTGCAGTCCCAACAATCACGCCCCGTCTTTTCGCCACGCGCATATCCTGCCGGCATCTCAGCACCAACCTCTTTCAAATATGAAAAGACCTGCTCGTCCGTCCATTCGTAAATGGGAAAGGTGTACTTCTTGCCCTCGATCACATCCCCGTCGCGAACGAACGATTGCCGCACATCTGACTTGCGTTGGCCACGCACAATCTCAGTCGCGCCGATTTCGTTGATCGCGTTCAGAAGAGGAAACCAGATATTTTCCGCACAGCAATTTAGATATGGCTGGACAAGGGGAGCATCGCGCTTAATGAACTGCCTACCAAAAGGTGTGTCGTTCACGACGATCACATCTGCCGGGTATCCGTTTCTTGCCACCTGGCCCGGCTGATCGGTCTTGACCTCGATGAAATGAGGAAGGGTCGCCTTCCACTTTTCCATGTATGCAAGGGTCTCGGGATACGCCGCGCCGGTATTGACCCAAACGACGCGCAGCGTGTCCCATTCGTTTCTGAGGAGATATAGACAGGCCAGGCTGTCCTTCCCCCCAGAGAACTGCAAAACCTTCATCAGAACACCCCGGCAAGCGCAGCGAAGCCCGAGGCGGCACTACCAGCCGCGCCGAGACCAGCCAGGAAGTTATTTCCCTGAGGCACGAACTGCGTCCCGCTCGTCGTCGTTCCGTAAGGCGTGGCCGACGTCGCGCCCAGGCGCAGGTTTAGCATCTCGATCGGATAGTTGCGCTCCTCTTGGAAGCGCGCATAGGCCTCATCAAGCGCGGCCTGGTTCATCGCCTGGCGCTGCTGGCCGATGTTCTCGAGCAGGGCCGCATCCAGCTGCCGGGATTGCTGATAATTCGTACCCAGGTTGGCCAGCTGGTTGGCCGCCGCCAGGCGCTGCTGCGAGCCCTGCAGGCCGGCTGTCTGGTTCGCCAGCTGCGCCTGCAGCGCCTGACCGGCATTGACCTGAGAGGCCGTCAGACCTGCCTGCTGATTAGCCAGCTGCGCCTGCATCGCGCGCTGCTGGTCCGCCTGCAGCAATGCCGCCGCCTGGTTGTAGCCCTGCGAACGGAGGTTGGCAGAGAGCTCGCCGGCAGACCGGGTTGCCTCGCCAAGCGCGACGCCTTCCGCGATACCTTGCCGGGATCCACCAAAGGCTCGGGCTGCAAGCGCCTGATCCCCCAGACGATTGACCGCCTGCTGCGTTGCCCCCTCGAGGCGCGAGAGCGCAGCATTCTCGACGTTCTGAATGTAAGGGTTCATGTAGGCGCTGACATCGCCCTGCAGGAAATTGGGCGCGTTCACGCTCTGGTAGCCGATCTGCGATGCATTGACCGACATCGGGTTGTACTGCGCTGCCTGCGATGCCGTATCTATTGCCTGACCAAAGATAGGCTGTGTCGCGCCGATGCCGGCCTGCGCATACTGGAATGCAGCCTCCTGCTCTGGCGTAAAGCCGGCCTGCAGCTGCCCCGTATATGCCTGATATGGCCTCCTGCTGATCTCGTCAGCGATCTTCAGGTTCTCTTTCGTGACGCCTTCCAGCCACGGAGGGAGGGAGGTCGTCTGCGTGACCGGCTGTGCCTTAGGTGCGCTACTTCCCATTGGGGTGGTACTCCATCATGATCATCCGCCGCTTCCAGCCTCTGGCCTTGAAGATCGGCTCATAGCCCGGTCGAACACATGCTCGAGCGAACTCGCATCCTTGTTCCAATGCCCACTTCTCTACCTCGTCCATGAGCTGCAGAACTGCATCGAGCTCGCCGGCCGAGATAAAGCAGTGAAGGAACTTGCGCCTTGGCGACTGCGAGATCTCGGTGACGATGATCGCGCGATCGTTGTAGTGCGCCTGCATCTCCCCTCGTTTGAGGGCTTCGATGACGTCTTCTAGGGTGTGCGTGTCGCTGCCCAATCGCAGCGCCTTCCGCATCCTAGTAAGGAGGAGAGCCTGTTTGTCCAAGGGCCACCGCCGTTGTTACCAGGTTCCCACTGTTATCTACCGAAACTTTATACACAGAACCATCGGGTGCTTGAAGCAAAACCGACTCGACCGCCTCAATTTTGATCACCGCCTGGCCGATGATCTGGTCTAAGGCCGAGAATGCCCGCGTGAAATAGCCTGGGTCATAGCCCGCGGGGGCCGGAGGAAGGTTCGCCCTCATCTGCGCCCCTTAGGAACGAAATCAATCCGCATCTCGCCAATGCTCCACTCTGCGTCCTCAGTGGCCGCCACCTTGATACGGAAATCCCGCCCTGTCACCCGCACGTCGGTGTAGCCGTCAGACCTGGGGTTGTAGGGGCCTGAGGTGGTCTCAGAGCCCTCCGGCGTAAAGGAGGAGAAGAAGGTCAGCTGCGTGCTGTCGTACCCGTAGCCGCTGTCCGTAAGCGCCTGGCGCACGAAGGAGATCGCATTGCCGTTCTGCAGGTTAAGAGACCCGGTCTCAGCGTAGCGATCCTCTTCGATCGGCGTGCCGGCCGCGGTCCAGCCGTTCTCCTGGTAATACAGGTCGTTGTTCTCGTCGGCCGCCAGGGGGAACTTGAACACGCCGGCGCTGCAGGCGGCCGTGCGCGTCATCGTGTTACCGATCCCCCACCAGTTTTCCTGATAGTTATAGAACACCGACAGGTTGGGATAATCCTCGCCCTGCGACGGGAACCAAAACCAGACCTCTGAAAAAACGCCGTTATCTGCCCCGTGCGAATACAGTGGGCCAGCATCTCGGTCGATGTTGTCGAAGACATAGGCGCCGACATCGCAGGCCAGAGGCTTCACGACGCCGCCGTCGTACATCCAGAAGCTTTCCTTGCCCATCCAGATGCAGCGCCCGGCCGTTGTCGCAAAGGACCGAGGCGACATCAGGCCGCACCCAAAGCCGATGCGCTCGATCGAGTAAACGTAGGGCAGACCGATAAAGCGCATCAGCCAGGCTTCGCTGTCTGTCCAGATCAGGGTTCCTTCACGCACCGGGGCGCACATCACCAGCGCGCTTTCCGTGTCCAGATCCAGGTAGCCGGCCGTGTTTGACGTGCTGGCGAAATCCCAATCGGTGTAATTTTCGCGCGAGCTCCAGGCGACGCGGCGCGGATAACCGCCGGCGCCCAGCAGCACAGCGTGGCGCTCTGGCGTCACAATCACTGCGCGGTTGTTGATTGGTATCGTCTTGGTGGTCGTTACAGATCCACCACTGCCGGTCGTATCTGTACCTGATGAAGAAAAGGTGAAGCTGGTGTCATTTATGACGGCGACCACCGTTTGCGTGCCATTGAAACTGCCAACCGAGTTACCAGACACGACGACGCTCTCGCCGGCAAGATAGCCGTGGTGGTCTTCGGTCGTTACTGTCGCCACGTTAGAAGAACGCACGATGTTGACGATGTCGTTTGTTCCTACAGGCGCAGCAACGGGCTCGTTGTGGTTCCAATGCAAGAGCCTTCCGTCACTCGAGGACACGGCCAGAAGATCGCCGCCCCAATTATCGAAGGTCCACGAGAACGACGGGACAAAGGCCGCGCTTTCAGGCCGCCTGTCGGCCACCGGCAACGCAGCTGTGCCACCAGAAGATGACGCATTGCTGGCCGTCTGCGCGTAGGTAAATGTCGTGGAAGAAGGCACGCTGGCGATCGTGAAGGTGCCGTTGAAGGTCGCATCTGTTACGCCCGCAATCAACACCGACATACCGACCGGAAAGCTGTGCGCCTCTGCCGTCGTGATGGTCACGACGTTGGACGTGCGTACCGCCGTCGCGATCGCGACAGAGGCGTAGTCAAGCCCATAAAGAAGCTCACCGTAGTCATAGGCACCATAGGCGCCGTATTGGGCTTGGTCTGGCGGCGTATATCCGCCTGGCGTGACGTTATTGAAGGTAGAAGCCTCGAGGACATACAGTTGCTGATTGCAACCGATCGCCGCGTAAGGCACGCCGTCATTCGAGGACCAGGTGAAGATGCCTCGCACCATGCTCCCGAGAGGCGAGCTGGTAACGCGCTGCCACCCCCCCACCGGCAAAAGCTTCCCAGAGCGCCACCGCACCAGGTTTGCATCCCAGTACCGCCCCTTCACCTGGAGCGGCGTCGCAGGCTTCACAACACCAGCTGGTAGGTTCAGAGCGGCGAGAGGCATCAGGCAACCTCCGATGTAGCTAGGACAGAGGCGACAGCCTCCACTTCATCCACACGACGCACCCACCCGCGCCCAAAGGCATCGAAGGTAGGCAGGCTGCGCAAGAAAGCCTCACGCGCCTCCGAATAACTCGCAATGAAAGCCTCGATGCCGGAGGTCGCGACGGCGTCCTTGATGGCCGCCAGCGTCTTAGGCCCAATGGCACCATCTTGCGTTGCGCCCGCAATCTTCTGGGCCAAGATAACAGCCCTCTTCGGGCCGGAATTGATCGCCGTGTCGAACATGGCGTAGTCCACCCCAGGGGGCAGATCATCGCCGCGGATCGCGTCCCAGTAGCGTGCCTTATAGAGAGGCGCCACATCTGCCGGCGTCAAGGCGCGCATCTCTGCCTCGTCGACAGGACGACCGACCCAGCCTTCCCACGTCTTCTTGGTGCATCCCAGGTTAGTCATGCCGCCTGGATCACGCGGATGGTTCACGAAGCCCCCTTCGTGCTTCAGAACCGCCGCCAGCGCCTTGTCGAAAGTGTCCTTCATCGACCTGCCTTCATCGCCTGGTTCAGCGCGTCCGTCTTTTCCTTAGACCCCGCGCTCGAGCCAAAGTAATAGCTGATTATCGCGCCCCATGCAGTACCTAATGTACCCAACATCACCAGCATGGCCTCGCCGCCGTGCTGAGGCAGGCCGTTGGAGATCATGTAACCCAGCACGCCAAAGAAGCCGAGGGTTACAGCCCCGGCCAAAGCCTTAGGCGTCCAATCGCCGGTCTTGACCTCCCGCTCCCTGGCGGAAGCCCGATCGGCACTGGCAATGCGCTCCAGGTCGATGTCGAGCTCGCGCATCTGCACCGCGAAGGATTGCTCGGCTTGCTTCAGCGCCAGCAGCTGCTCTGGGGTGGCTTTGGTTGCGGCTTCAATAAGCTCATCCTCAGTGCCGTCAGGCTTACCTAGAAGGGCTTCTGATATGGCGCGGGTTGCCATACCAGCCAAAGGACCGCCAACAGCGTTGGCAATGGACGGAGCAACCGTCTTAACGAGGTTGAGTAGCGTTTCCACCGCGGCTCTCCAGTAGCGCCAGGCGCCGTTCAAGATCGTTGGTAACGCGCGTAAGATCAGCGCGAATAGAAGCACGAGCAGCAGCTGCATCAGCTGCCATCTCCAACCTGCTGCGCTCAATACCAGCCATGGATTTTTCTCTATCCAATGTCATATTGCCGCGAGCAATAGCAGCATCCCGCTCGATCTGATCAATACGCTGTGTCAGTTGTTCCCTGATTTGCGCCATGTCGATAGTCGTACCTTGCGGCGGGATGGCTCGATTGTCTTGTGTCACCACCACCGCCACACGCGATTTAAGAATGGTGATTTCCTGATTGGCAGACGACAGCGAGGTCATCAGGTACACCACGCAGGAAAAAAGGATCGGGACAGCAGCGAAGACGACTTTCTCGATTAACGCCCCCTTGGATGCGTTAGCCGCCATTTGCTCAGACATTTGGGCCTGTTTGGCTGCGTCTGACATGGCGCTAACCCTTATCTGCTTTTCTTTCAAGGCGCTCAAAGATTGCTTTCAACATGTCTTTGAGCTCTTGAATGTCTGACTTGTAGTCGTCCTTAGTCACATACTTGGTGTGGATCTCGCGCTCGATCTCCTTCATGTCACCTTGAAGGGATCGCACGCTTTCCCACAACACTTTAAGGATCCAACCTGCAGCAG